TTTTCTTCCCTAAATCTGACTGCCATAATATTAATCGTGAGGGTTTAGACCTATCTTATTATTTATTTCTACTTCTTCTTCATCTGTTACAAATCTATCCCAACGTTTATACTCAGGATCGGGACAGTATTCTGAAAGACTTCTTAGCTTCCAAGCTAACTTACAACCACAAAGTCCACAACAAGGTTGTGTTCCTGGTACTACACATTTATCATCCGTCATACTAAGATGAGGACACTCCATGCATTTTACCAATCTTTCAGCTGCTATTTCCTCAACATCTTCTTTTTTAAAGATATTGTTTTTAATACCTTCCAGTATACTTTTTCTGTTTTTCCAAATTCGGTGTATATTTCCCATAACGTTTTTCCATTACTTTAATAAATTTTTCTTTATCTTGTTTATAGGTTTCTATCGCATGCTTTAAGTTATTTACAGTGTCTTCTATACGTTGTTTACGTTTAAACATTCCAATGGTATTTACCGGGTAGGTTTGTAAAATATTTTCATATTTTTCTTTTAGTGTTTCAGCCCTAGTATTTATCATAATCATTGTTCCTAGACCTTTTATTTCTAGGCAGTAATGTTTAGTATTAACAATATGCTCACGTACTTTTTTCCAATAAAATTTCATAAAGTCTTTAAGGAAAGTTTTATCAAGGCCTGTTTGCTCGTGTAACTTATCCAATACTACATCCCATCTATCTGGCCTCAACGTGAATAACTTTATAGTTCAACAATATGTTACCTTTTGTTTTAATACCCAATTCAGGATTTAAAAACACTACTTTCTTCCAGTCACCCTTTTTACATATAAGGTTATATTCCTTAGCTTTCTTTAAGCTGTTTCTTACAGTCTGAGGTGTTTTAAAGATTTCATATTTTATAGTTAAATCAAAGAACTCTGCTTGATCAAATTCATCTTTTGTTCCTAACAAAGTCAAACATTCTAAATCTGAATCGGTAATAGATATCTCGTGCACATAACAATAAGTCATGAGTTGGAAACGGATTATTTCATAAATATCCATTTCAATCTTCTTATCGACCAAATCAAAAGCAGCCATTGTAAAGACTATTTAGAAGATTTAAGCTTTCTAAAGTTTTTAGAATGATCTTTCTTTGTTTCGGTTTTTTCTATTTCTTGTTCGGGTACACCAGGAATCTGATCACCTTGTTCCTGTTCATACATCATTTGTGTAAATGCTTGCTGAATACGTACTCTCTTAAAAGTAAGTTCATCAATATCAGCAAGTAGTCCTAGATACTTCTTTTTCTTCTCTAGAAATTCAGATTGTTTGTCATAGAAATCACCAAGTTCTTTTTGCTGTTGAGCAATCTCTTCTGGTGATAATTCTCTCTCTTCGTTTTGTTGGTTTAGGTTTTCCATAGTTTTAAACTTTTTACAAATGTAATATAAAAAGTTTAAACTTTTATAGTTTACTAAACTTTTTCGACATTACCTACTTACTTCTTCCCAGTCTATTGAGGCATACATTCCTAAAGTTCCTCCTATAGTATCTATAGCTGCTTCTACTATTAGTTCAAAAGCTACACCGGTTAGACCGTCTCTTTCTAGCTGATTAGCAAACAGTGCTTCCTTTAGTATGTTTATACTAGGTGAGGCTTGATTAGAAGAATTTATATAACCTAGAGCAAGCACTCTACCACCTGTTGCAGATGTTCCTGTAAGATTATACTCTACTGCAGAATCGGGTCCTACAGGTACCCATGCTCCACCAGTTATAGTACCACCTTGTACTACTCTCCAAGCATAGTTCTTACCGTTACCTAATCCTAATATAGATATAGCGGTTGCTATTACTATAGCATCTAGCTTTGTTGCTGTAAGTTTTAGTCCTACCATAGGATAAAAAGTACCTGCTGCAGCAAAGCTTGTTGGTGTAGTAATAGGAGTACCAACAGCTTGTTGTGCTCCTCTTAGTTCATAACCACCCTCAGATATTACAGTAGAACATACTTGTTTTAAAGTACTTGGTGCCGCGGTGTTTCCTTCATTAGTAATCTCATATCTTAGTGGTAGAGAAGCTGTGGTTATATAGGTAGTACTAATAATATTAGCATGGTTAAACCTGTGACATAGTACAAATATTCCATCTATTACAAAGCCTACCCTTACAGTTCCCTCACCTAACCACTCAATATCAGTAAACATGATCTGAGCCTTGGTTATATCTAGAGTAATACCCGAAGGTCCTGTACCATCTAGCTTATCTACATTCCATAAGTTCTGAGGTACTATTGTTTCAGTAACAAGGCCTGTGACTAAGCTTCTTTCTACAAAACTTACAGTACTATCTTTTAACTGTATATAGATACCATTATCTACACCAAAATAACCTACTCTTTGTCTGAGGTTAGTCTGTGCCGGTGCCATCACAAAAGTATTGAATACTAGTAATGACTTACCTGGTTGGTAAGAGAATACTTTATAAGTTTCTCTTATTACTTCTGAACCTGTTGCTGCTGTTACATTAAGGTTTACTAGTCCTTGATCAGGACTAAAAACTGCGGTGCCACCACTAGCAGTAGCTGTAGCCCATAGTCCATTATCTTTATATCTATGTGAAGAATCAAAAAGAGTTAATGGTTCTGATACTCTTAATCTACCAAAGGCATCGTTAGCCATAGGTCCTACAACTTCACTGCCTATAGTAGTAGTTAAAGTATCAATACTAGTATTAATAAGGTCTAAACCTTTTAACATCCGGTATTGCCAAGGGTAATTATAACCCTTGCTACCATTATCTTTTAGATTACCTATTGACATAATTTTATATGCTAAATTTTCTTACAGCTATAACATTTAGCACATTTGATTTATTAACTGCATCAAAACGGTCACCGTTAAACCTGTATGAAAAAGCGGTAGTAAGTGTTCCAGAAGGTTGTGAATATTCAGTACTTGTCCAATATGATCCTTGATCTTTTATAAGATTACTACCTAAAGCTTCTATAACTCTAGATATATCATATATATTATTCCATATATAATAAGCCTCGCCTATAGATGGTAGATACCAATCATTTTTACCACCATCCGTACTGCTTAAACAAAGTCTTGCAGCACTAGTAGTATGACCAACCTGAGATACTATAGCATTACTATTTTTTAATCCATCCCACTTACTCTGTGCTGTAACACCTATATTTGGAATCCCTGTTACATTACTATAAACTTCAGCAACTAGACCAATAGGACTTAGTACTAAATAGTTTTGAACAGGACCCTTTTGTGGAGTTTGTAGAGGTGCTGTAGACAACCATCTATGAAATATTATACCACCTTCTTCAGGAACATATTGACCAATCTCATATTTAAAACCTGAGATAAGTTCTGATAAAGACATTGCTGCAGGTGGGTACACATTAGCATTACCAGAACGTCTTTTCTGATTACCTTTTTGATAAATACCTACTTGTACGTATGTATTGTCAGGATCTACTTGATTTAATCTAGCTACTTTATTCTGTGATATAAGTGCTTGTATTTTAAATTCGTCCATATTATATATTTTAAAATTTTTACTAAATTAATTAAATTTCAAATGCATTTATTATACTATACCACAAAATCACCAGAAACCAAATTATCAGTAGTAATATACTTTACATGGTATATTATATTCGGATTAAAAGACATTAATTAATTATTTTTTTTACCAAAACTGGTATCTCTGATTTCTTTACTATCTGACCCTTCATATATGGATCTGGAGGAATATAATGATACAATAATTTTTTTGTATATAAATCTCTAAGTGTGCCTTCAAATTCTTCTTCCGTTGGCTTTCTTGCAAGCTTTAATTCCATAGCTTCAAAGGCTGCCTCAGGAGATATCCAAGACAATTCCTCTTTTACAATTTTTTCTAGACTATATAATGCTATTAAATAGGCAGCTTCGGCAGCTTTATCTTTTTTTTTATCTTCTTCTTTTACAAGGCTATCTACCTCAATCTTTTGTGTAAGCTGTTTATTAAGCTCTTTTAAGTTATTATTTTCCTTTGTTAATTTGGTATTCTCATTAGTTAGAGAATCATTAGCTACTTCTAAATGTTCTTTTTCTTCTACAACTACTACATGATTTTCCCCGGCTTTAAATGTAGTGGCTAATACTAAACCCATAATTGAAGCTAGTACCGCTAAAATTGTAAAACTTTTTTTCATGGTTACTTTCTTATAGAAGTAATAATCATATCTCTTATGTCATGGAGAGCCTTAGTGTTATTATCAATAGTATCTTTTAAAATTTTTTGATCATTACGTATATAGTCGTTAAGTTCTTTTTGTAATGCTGTAACATCTGCTTTTAATCTATCCTCAGATGCTAACTGTCTTTTTAATAAATACCATAATGCACCACCAAGTGCTAAGGTTACTACCCCAAGTGCTCCATATTGAGTAAGTGTGTCAAACACCCCAAAAGATGCAGATAGTGTTGTCATAGATTATTTTTTTAAACTTTGTTCTAATAACATTTTTTCTAACTCCTCCACTCTCTTTTGTAGCCTATCTTTTTCTTCAAGGTTTTTATTCCACATCTTCCAAGCTACAAAGCCTAAAGCTATAACCACAATACCTAAAGCTCCGTACTGTACAAGACCTTCGTAGGCTCCTAAACCAGGATTAGTATGTCCAACATTAGTAGTGTCCATTATACAATAGGTTCTTCGGGTTTAACACTAGATTCTTCTTTCTCAGACTTATTAGGTTTATTAGCTATCCACTTATCTAAGGAAGTACCAAAGAAAGCACCTAAGACTATGAACATTATACCATCAAACACAAATTCGTGGATAGGCATATTTTTACCCATGAAGCCGGTGATAATATCGCAAGTAAGTGTTATTACTATTAACCCAAAGGCACACAAGCCAATAAAGGTTTTTTCACTAAGTGTGTTTTCATCACATAGCAAATCTTTGAAAAACTGTTTCATACTTATTTAGTTATGTATTTATATACAATAACGTCACCAACTCGAGTGTTGGTTGTACAAGGTACGGTGTCGTTGTTCGATAACAAAGCTAAAAATTTTGGTGATATATAATCATGAATACTAATATTTTTTTTCTGCCAGGTTTTAACAACAGAATAACTCTGTACTTTAACCTTGTATCTACAACAAGATGTTAAAAACAACAGGCAAAATAAAAGTGTTTTACTTAGTAAGCCAACCATAAAACCTATTAGTTAAAGATTTTCTATCTTCTAGACCATGTGTACCACCATTTATTCTTTTAGTCATAGCTAGGATTGTAGCATCAGATACACCACCGTCAGCTATTAACCATAACTTATTATTGTCAAAAAAGAACATAGCAGATTCAAATGCATAATCAGAAGCTACTAAATCAGGATTAGTCATAATCTCAGGCTTCTTTAAATAATTTGCAAATGCTTGATAATTAGACTTTCCTGTAAGCTGAAGGGCACCTCTGCCGCGGAATTTCCAGCCATCTCCAGAAGCCTCATTACCATTACCCATACGGTTGGCATATACTCTATTAGCTATTTTGATAGGTTGCCTAGCATAGCTATCTTCTAACTTATCTGGAAAGTATTTACCAAAAATCTTATCCAACCCTGCAGCAGAGTAATTAAGGTTTTCTGAAAAGATTTGGAAACCTCCACTCTCATGTGAAGTCTGTCCAAAAAAGTGTGCTGCCCTAGAAGGTGTTAGCTTATAATAAGCTGCAGCAGCTTTTAGTGTTCCAGGTCCAAATGCTCCGTCAGCTTTGGTACCTATTTTTTCTTGTAGTTTTATTAGACTCATATTATTTTTATTTATTCAGTTGGTGGAAATGGTGGTGGTATAGGTGCAACCCATTCAATAAGTGGTAAATCTTTTACCCACAAAAAGTCAGGGTTAATACAGTTATCCATTTCTTGTGTTGATATAACCCAATTAGGAGGTGTATTACCGTCCTCTACTGGATTGAAGTACCAATCGGGTGCTAATGTTTGCCCTACTAATTGGTCTTTTTCTTCTATTGTTAATTGTCCTACTTGCATATTTTAAACTTGTCTATTTAATGTAGTTTGAAATGCTTGAACTCTATTGTAAAAATTTAATGTTTGAACTGCATCTAAAGAATCACCTATTGAAGCAAATGCACATTCTTTATTGTCATAATAAACAATTGAAGCACCACTTCTTGAGGCAGAAATCAAAAGTGTTTGTGTAATTTGACTTGTAGTTCCATTTGTTGATGTTCCGTTGGCTATATTAGAACCATTTTTATAAAATGCAGAAGATGTCGCATTTATCCTTGATGATTGATAAAATCCCCTTGAATCAGTTTCAGCCGTTGCTATGGCTGTTCCATTTGTACCACCATAAATAGAACTTCTACCATTACTTGATTGCCTTATTGTAAATCTACAATAGTTTGGACTTCCACCACCACTATCACTACCTATTGAAGAAGAAAATCCAGCAGTTGCAGAATTTGTTCTTGAATAAAAAGATAAGTGCTTATTATCGGTAGCTACAAAGGCAGTTGATGGTGCTAAAAAGGTATCGGCATAAGCATTAGAGCCATTTGGTAATGCACCATTTTGGCTAAATGTCCATCCTCCAACAAATGATAAATTATAAGTACCTACTGTCTTTAAGTTAACAGCACATGAACTTGCCGAAGAACCAACCATAGGGTATATAGCTTTCATTGATGTCCATAAGCCATCAGCCTTTAATCCTATAACTAAATTATTTACAGCAGTAGCTTCAACTTGGTCAACTATGTTTGCTGAATTTATAAATGCTTGGGCATCAGGGTCACTTACTATTGGAGGTGTAGGAAGAATTGCTCTACCTAAAGTGGTTTGTAAATTTTGTACAGCAGTATAAAAATTAGATGCTTCTGTGTCTGTCAATCCATCTCCTATTGAAGCAAATGCACTTTGTTTGGTACTATAATATTGTGGCGTACCATTATTATTTGATGCACCAATAAAAAATGGAACGGTTGAAGTTGCACTTGATGGAGCAGTTCCGTTAATTATGTTTACACCATTTTTAAATGTTTTTATAACATTGGATGCTGTTCTTGTGCCTACATAAAATCCTTGAGTATTTGATGTTGCAACAGAATTAAGAGTAACTGTATTGTTAAATCTAAAAAAAATTGTATTTGCACTTGATAAAGCTAAATCAGAATAACTATCAGGACTTGGTTTTAAAGTTCCTATATCAGCTGCTGAACCAGCCGAAAGAAAATTAGTCCTACTATAATAAGATAAGTGACCACTATTTAAACCTATTGCTGATGTACTTAAAAAAGTATTTGCGTAAGCATTAGTTCCATTTGGAGTAGCACCATTTGTACTGTAATTCCAACCTCCTACCCAACTTAATCTAAAAGCATTATTGGTGTCTTGCGGATTAACCAAATTATATTTCATTTGGTTAGCCATATCTACTTGTAATGTTTTATCTGTTATCATAGGATATATGGCTTTCATCTTAGTCCATATATTATAAGATTTTAATTGACCAATAAAAGTACCAATGGCTACTTGTGTTGATGTATTAGTTATTTGGGTAGCAAATAAATAAGCATTTGTTTCATTACCATAATTTCTATTATAGTAGAAAGACTGTGTGGGATTTATATTTCTACTTAATGCTACTTGATATTTCTCAACTATTTGATAAAAAAGCTGTGATTCTAAATCTGTAAGACCACTTCCAATACTTGCAAAAGAATATTGTCTTTGTGAATAATTACCTGATGCTGGACTACCATTTACATTTAAGTTAGCTATAAAAATTGTATTTGTTATTGTGCTTGTATTTGGTGTAGAAACATTAGTATTTGTAGTTCCAAATTGAGTTCCATTTTTAAATACTTTAAACAAATTAGTAGTTGTTCTTGTTCCAATGTAAAAACCTTCTGAATTAGCATTACCAATAGTAATTCTGTTTGTATTAAAGTTGTATTGGTCTGAATATAAATTTCCATCCCTCCACCTTAAATTTATGGACAAATATCCATTACCTCCAGTACCAGTTACTACACCTATGTCACCTACACCTGATGCACTATTTGTTCTTGAATATATAGAAATATGAGTATTACCATTTGATAATGTAGAAGATGGCGATAGAAAAGTATCCGCATAACCATTTGTACCATTACCAGCCATTCCGTTGGAACTAAAAGTTATACTACCTATACCACTCGGATAGCTTAATCTAAATGCTCCATTACTATCAACTGGATTCTTTAAATTAAACTTCATCTGATTTGCTATATCCACTTGTGTTACCTTGTCAGTAATCATAGGATATAAAGCATTAAACTTAGTCCATATATTAGCACCCTTTAAATCTAATACAAATTCATTAAGTGCAACTGTTTGTGTTGTTGCTGTTAGTGTAGTGGCTGTATTATAAGCATAAGCATCTGCATCATAAACATATAAGGAGTTACTTGTAGCACTTGCAGTACCCGAAGGATTAGTAGCATATACTTCACAAGTAATAGTACATCCTGCATCTACAAATATTAAATTATAAGTTGTTGCACCAGGAGTAGGAAAAGGTACCACAGGAACACCATTTCTTTTCCACCAATAAGTAAAGGTTGGACTAGGAGATCCTGTCCATGTACCATTTGTAGTTGTTAATACATTACCTACCACATTAGTTCCTGATATCACAGGAGCAGACGTATTTACAGGTGCCGATGCTGGCCCCGAAAATGTTCCTGCTCCTAATAATAACAGTGTTCCCATTCTTTATAAATAAAATCCAGATGCTGATACGTATACACTAGATCCTGTAGTAAGACACACAGCTTCTAAATCATCACCTGCAGGAACAAGCAATGGTGTAGGAAATGATAAGCTAAACCCACCACCGGCAGGAGCTGCATATCCTTGATACAAAATACCTGCTCCAGTAGAATAAGTTATACGAACAACAGTACCCACAGTAGCATGACTATTAGTTACCAATATCTGTGTAACATACATGTCTGTCGCAGGACCTGGACTAGGTATCACAGGTGTTAACGTAAGATCTATTATCGGACCTACTGCTCCTGTAATCAAATTAGGAGGCAACGGATAAGTAGCAACCAAACCATCAACAGTAATAGTATTGCCCCCATCCTGTATGTTCACAGCATTACCCCCACCACCATTCAGTACTGTAGTACCTGACGGTGCTGTAATAGGTGTAAGATTCCCAGGTGCAGGAGCAGGAGTAATAGTAGTCTGGGTAGTTTGATTAAACCAAACAGTAGCCGTCACCGTAGAAGTAGCTACATCTATAATATCATATCTTACTATAATATTCCCTGCAACATACCCTGTCCCAGAACCTGTCGCCTCATAAGTAGTAGTCCTAGTCTCATAGTCTACACCAGGCAAAGCATTTATACTAGCATTAATTGCTGATAATAACTGCAACGTCTTTAACTGATAAGGATAATTGTTACCCTTATTGCCATTATCCTTTAAGTTACCTATACTCATATATCATTTATACGTTTGTGAATATTTTGTATCAAATAGCAAAGCTACAGTCATATCACCCTCCCAATAATAATTTTTATCTGCTGTATCAGTACTATAGTTATAATCTAAAAAACTTAGAGGATAACTATAATTGATTACTAGCACTCTTATTATTTTTAATTATTATTTGTTGTAAACCCTAATCTCAAAGATGCTATTACTATTAAGCACATTACTTAATACCGTATCTTTGGGCAAAGGAAAATCTAAAACACCACCTGTGTCACCTGACTGAGTGGTAAGAATCTTAACCGAATTAGCTGTATCAAAACTAGCAGTAGAAGTCCATACATTTGTTGAACCATTATAAACAATCTCCGGTGTGATATGAACACTATACAACAACCCATCTACAGTATAGTTCTTATCGGTAAACAAAGCCTTCGACAAACTAACAGTATACTCACCAATACCTGCATAACTATAGGTAACCTCCAAACCCAAACTGTTCTCCAACTCTTGTAACACAACAGGAGCCGACGTAACAGTCTGACTCAATATAACCTTATAACTCTTATACCCCTGCAAGTATACCCTCGCAACAGATATAGTCTGGCCCAATAACTGCCATAAATGTGTAAACCTGTTTCTCATACTCTTTTTTTTAATTTGTTATTACTTTTACTGAACACCAAAAATAATAATTCCTACAACATATCCTACATCACCCTCACAATTTATTTTACCCCCCAAAAACACAATACCTACACGAAAGCAAGAGTATTCATAAAATACCATACCTATACTCAAACAAGGGTACCACCCACACAGCCCCCCCACCAAGTTGGGAAAGGGGGTACCCCCGGGTGTTCCTAGGTTGTTGATGGGACAAGGTACGATGCCAACCTTTTTTATGTAATAGGGTAATGGTTATGACCTTTCTAAGAAAGATTAGAAGAACATGCTAACTGTCTACTAATCCGAGACTCAGGATTGGAATAGGCAAAGCCAGAGTCGTACTGCAAACAGGGCCTTCGGTCCTGTTCTTTTTTTTAAGTGGTATGTCGGCATTAAAGCACTTTCCCAACCTTTCTTAGTGGGGAAATAAACTCTATGGACACAAAAGAACTAATTGCTAAGGCAAGAGACATTATGGAAAGCTTTGACCAATCGGCAGCTATGACCATTGGATATGATAAGCCATCATACACCTTAACAGCCGAACAAATGCTAATCATTGCAGCAGCACTTTACCATGCTGATTGCGAGATACAAGAGGAAGATGACCTACCATTCTAGATTAGGGGCTTTGCCCCTTTTCTTTTTACCGTGTCCTTTTCCAACCTTTTTTATTGTGAAAATATATACCTATGAAAACCTTCAATCAATTCATTGCTGAGCATCCTGAACTACAAGAAATGGATGCCATGGACCAACAATTCTTCTATGATAGCTACTTAGAAGATTACCGTTTTGGTTTAGACAGATTATCGGAAGACCCTGATCCATATGGGGATAACGATTAACTCTACACATAGGGAGCACCTTCGGGTGCTTCTTTGTTTTTTAAATGTCCAACCTTTTCTATTTAATAACTTAAAACAAAAAACATTATGCCAACAATTAGCATTACAAAAGAACAAATGATTAGAGACATTAACTCTGATTTATGTGGAACATTAGAAGCATGGACCTGTTCAGGAGAACTTAATTTTGACTCAAGCAAAATTAAAATCTTCACAAGATGGTGGAAACATCCTGGTGTAGGTGACTATACCAAAGTGACTGAAACAGGACAGTGTCACTTAGGATTTCCAGGTGTATTATACACATGGGGCTGGCACCATCATGAATCATCCAAATGCCATCCGTGGTTACAGGAGCAAGAAGACAAATATCCTGGATTCATTGAAAAAGTATGGTTAAATATAAAGGGGATTTAATTCCCTTTATTTTAATTTTCCAACCTTTATTAATAAATAAATACCGACCTATGAACTATTTAATCACCTACGTTAAAGTAGACCGTTGGGAGAAAGGTGGAACCCAACTAAAAAAAGAAACCTTCGATAGTATAGACAAAGCCAAGGAAAGAATAGGGCAACTGTCAGGACATATACGTATCGGCTCTATCAAATTGTATGAACTTAAAAACTAACAACTTATGAAACAATTAGACACGGACACAGTCCTAGAGATTATCAAGATGATTGATGTTCGGATACATAAGCTTGAACAAGCAGAAGGTATCTGGCAAGAAGAAGAACACTTTGCTGTTAAGCATCTAACCTTGCTACAAGACCATCTGCAAGACTACATCGAAGGTCTTGTAAACCAAGTAGAGAATCAGACAGGGCAATAGTCCTGTTTCTTTTTCTACGATTTCTCCAACCTTTTTTAATAATTTAATTAACCTTATGAAAACAATTCTTGCTAAATTAAACTGTTTACCAAAGCTGGTAAATGGTAAAGTCATTATCATAAATGATGATAATACTTATAGTGCTTATAAGCCATCGCAATACTGTACTATTGCCGATGACTTTGACCCAATAAACTATTGCTTGTTAAAGACAAGTAGATATGAATGTATTGTTCACTCTGATGCCAAAGACAAAGAACGGTATCTGGTGGTTAAGCAGATTAGGGATATGTATACACGTAAATATCCTGCTATACGTCTCGGTGATAGAATACATATCCACAGCAGGCAAGGTATATACACTGTTGAAGAGATACGTAAATCAACTATTGTAATCACCTGCAAAGTGTGGCAATACACTGACCATAAGTACGTTGAGATAGACTTTGCAGACTTCAAATGCTTAGCAGGAGGACTGCACAATGCTGTATTTGAATAGACCCGAAAGGGTTTATTCTTTTACATATGTTCCAACCTTTTTTAATAATTAAATAAATAACCTATGCACAAAATTAAAAGAATCCAAAATCCTGTAATCAACGTTACACTACTTTATAATCGTTGGGGGTCAAGTAGCCTAATTGCCGATAACTATGAACTTAACGAGTATGAGTTCAGACAGTTGCAGGTAGATTATGCTAAAGGCATTAAGCTTGAAGGATGCACTCTTGTTGTGATAACATATCAAGCAGGTGACGTCACAGGTGAAATGAACAAGGACGGCTCAATATCAGTACCAATGCCTACAGGATATTTGGACATTGCTGATAACAATGCCTTAGAACTGTTCAAGTTAAAGAACAAGAAACGGCTAGAAGAGTTAGATAAGGAAGGGGTGTAAACCTTTTCCTTTTTTCCCTTGTCGTGCTATCCATTACGTATACTTTCCCACCAACCTTTCTTATGATGAAAATATAAACCTTTAAAAACACACAACTATGGCAAAACTGCACAAACTCCCAGGAAACCGTGGCTCATACAAAGCTAAAACGGAAAAACGTACTCTTATGTTTTCATATCAAATCGTCGGCTCCGAATCAGAAATACAACAGTATAGCATGATTAAAGAGGCCGAAGGTTATAGTATGATTGTCGACGTTGACTACGGACCAATCTTTCTATCTAATAGGAACATTGGTGTCGAAGGCATATTAGACATCATTGCGGATAGGGACACAGGGGAACTAAAAGCCATTGCTTACAATCCTAAACTCCGTGAGATAGAAGAACTTGTGGGTGTCGTATCAGACAGCAAGCTTGATGATATGAGGATTGAGGCATTGACCAAAGGCAACTATGCTAAGAAGGTATCCGTAAAGGTATCCGAAGAGCAGGGTGAATAACCTCATACAACCACATCCGTAACAGGGTGTGGTTGTTTTTTTTCTTTCAAACCTTGACATTGTCAGCAGTCACACACCTTCCCGATTTCGACGAATTTTCAAAAGGGTAGTCAAAACCCGTGTTTTTGGATACTTTCCCGTACTTCTTCTTCGACAAAACCCTGAAAACTGTCGACGGTGTATGTGCATTGTCTCCCTCCCCTCCCCCTCCCTCGGGCCCTCCCTCCCCTTTTTGTTTCCTCCCTTTCCCTTTCCTCCCAACCTTTTTTAGTAAATAATATAAATAATCTAAAGTTACAAAACAAAAAAAACAAAACACAAGTCTATGAAAATCAACAGACTACCCGGAACAAGAGGTACTTACAAAGCTAAGACCGAAAAGAAAACACAAATGTACAGCTACCAAGTAAACGGTACTGAACAAGAAAGACAGGACTATATGGCTGCTAAAGAAGCAGAAGGATACCCTGCTGTTATCGACCAAGACTACGGATTACTATTCTTTAGCCCTCGTAATGTAGGTATCGAAGGTGATTTAGATGTATACGTAGATCAAGACGGTACACAACGTATCATAGCTTATAACCAAGGAGTTAGAAAAGCTGAAGAACTACGTGGTGTCGTCAGTGATAGCAAGGTAGACGACCTTATAATAGAGGCTCTA